AAGTCCTAAGACCGCTAAAGACAAAGCTCGTAAGAAAAGTTATTATGCAAGACACAATGCACAAGGTAAACCCACAACTAAGCTAAGTGCAAAGTATTGGTCGCATAAAGTAAAATGGTAAAGGAAATATAAAATGGGAAAGAAACAGGGTATATCATTACCTGTAAGTAGTATAACAGGCAAAGTAACAACACAAACTTCAAGATCGTTGACAGCAATAAAAACGAAACTTGAAATAGATATTAGAAATTTAAAAGATAAAGATAAATTAACTAAACGAGAAGAAGCACGTTTAGAAAAAATGGAAAATCAATTAAGTGACGTTAAAGCTGAAATAAAAGATGAAGCTGTAAAGGCAGGTAGGTCATTAGCACAAAAAGGTAGAGACTCTAAAAGCTTTAAAGGTTACGATCCTAAAAAAGATCCTATGGCAGAAAAAGAAAGAATTGAACCTAAACTCTCAGATATAACCCCATTAGAGTTAAAAGCAAAACTTGCATCTCAAGATGACGCAGTTAAAAAAGCTGAGAGCAGACGTAATGCTCGTGCTAAAGGTGGAGTCATGGGTTTTAACTCAGGTGGTATGCCTTCACGTAAAGGTAGTTACGATATGCGTAAAGGTGGAATGTTTATGAAAGGATCTAAATAATGGTTGGTAGATTAAGTACTCCTACCCAAAGAGCATTTGGTGGTGGTAAAAAACGTGGTAAAAAAGTTGGACGCATACAGGGTGCTGCCGCAACAGGTTTTAGTATGGCAGCTTTAAGTGGTCTGTCAATAACACAACTAAAAAAGAAAGCAGAGCAAGCTGAGACAGCTAGACAAAGAGCAGTAGTAAAGCTTGCAATTGAAAAGGCAATGCGAGAAATTGCACAAAAGGATAAAGCAAAAGCAGAGATGGGTGGAACAAAGCCGCAACCTAGACCACAAAGTAAAGCTAAAGGTGGTGCAGTTAAAAAGTTTGGTAAAGGTGGATCTAACGAAGGTTCTAAAATACAAAAGGCAATGGAAACCTATAAAAAAGAAATTTTAGTTAAACTACAAAAAGAACACGGTAAAAAAGATGGACTTAGTTTATTTAAAGAAATGGACGAGATGGGCTACTTTAGAAAAGGTGGCGTAGTTAAGAAAAAGAAATGATAAAGGCAGACCTACGTAGTTGGTCGCAGGAAGTACTAGAAGTAGCTAACCCTGCATTGAATGGACTACCTGCCTGTCCATATGCAGGTGAAGCATGGAAGAAGAATAAGGTAGACGTTGTAGAGACAGACCACATTGGTATTGAAACAATACTACAAGCCAACAAGTTTGAAGACAACGACTATGAATTAGTTGTAATTGCTTCCTACAAATTTCCTACCCCATATCAACTTACAGAATTTATCGAGTTTCTTAATGATACGTACTCGTGGTGTGATCTACACATAATGGGATTCCATCCAGAGTACGGAGCAGAAGAGGCCGACTTAGATTTTTTGTATGACCATGACTGGGCATCTAGTATAGATGAAGACTATGCCATGATGTTTATCCAGTCTTTATCTCAGGTAGACGATGCGAGTCTAAAGCTTGAGAAACTAGGATACTATGATGTGTATCCACACGAAGAGTACGAAGCTCTCGTATTAGAAAGAAGACAAAGGAGAAACCAACAATGGCAATGAAACCAAGAGCAATGAAGAAAAAGAAACCAATGATGCGTGGTGGTATGGCTAAGAAGCCTATGATGCGTGGCGGTGGAATGACCAAAAAGAAAATGATGCGTGGTGGCGCAGTTAAAAAGAAATAAGGAGTTAAAATGAAAACAACAACAATGGCTGTTACTATAGCAGCGACAATGGGCTTTCTTGCAATAGCTGCAACTAAGGCATCATCTAAAGACTTTTCTGTAGCAGGACAAACATTGTCTATTGGTGCAGAGACTGACCTAAACTACACGACAGGTGTAGAAGATTGGGTATGGGAACTTACACCGTCTGCAGGAATAACTGCACTGGGTATAGGTTTAAGCGTAGCTACAGACATTGATATGTTAGAACTAGACGAGGGAGACATCTTCCAAGGACTAGACTTTACTGCAGACTACTCAGTACCAAGTACAAACATTAATCTATATACTGAGGTATCAACAGACGCAGACCTAGAGTTTGGTGACGTAACAGTAGGGGCAAAGGTTAGCTTCTAA